GCCTTCTTCTGCTATGTTAGATGTTATCTCTCTAAAGTTTCCTACATCTTCTGAAAGCAGCTCTTTGACCATAAGGTTTATTAAATTAACTAGGTCCTTCCTAGTAATTAGCTTTTTGGTTTTGTTGTTGTGATAAATATTGTTTAGATGATTTCTTTGAAAATCATCAAGCTCTATTGGTATGTTTGTTTTCATATTTTTCTCCTATATGAATTGTTGTTTAAGTTGTAAGTGTATCACACAATTACAAATAATTCCAAATAGTTTTGTGACAATTGTGTGAAATCTTTTGATTAAAATGTATTCACAGTGTATTTCTTAAATAATTTTATAGGAATCAAACAAGCTATCTTGGCTTGTGTATCTCCATCCCCTGTAATTTTTTGTGACTTTATATTGTTAATTAAAATACATTCAATTATTTTTTTTGGTGTGGTCCACATTATTTCTTTGCCTGTATCTATAGCCCAATAATCTGCTTCAGTCGCTAACAGTGCTGATGGTTTTTTAAACATAAACAACTCTATTAAAATGTTGCCTGTTTCTTGTGATTTGTAATCAAACTTAACTTCAATTTTTTTATCTACTTCTGGCACAAAAATATCATACTTAGAAAATTTTCTAGGTATCAAAACAGCTGATGGATATTTTTTTTGTATTGAAGAAAGAACTTTTTGTTCAATATTTTTACCAATAATTAAGTCGCTATAAAAAGCTTCTTGACTATTTTTTTTGTAGTTCCTTGTAGTCATCCTCAGATAACAAAGACTTCACTGAGACTTCGTTGAAAGCGTGGTCAGAAGAAGTTATTTTCTTTGCAATTTCAATACACTTTAAATCAGAAGATGTGACTTCAGATTGAAATGTAGCAGCATTTATTACAGTCAAAAGCATATCTCTGACAGTAAGATTATCTATTTTAGAAATTTTTGAAAGTTGCTTCCATCTATATTCTTGAGATTCAAGCTGCCTTATTTTAAAGCCTTGACCTGCATTTTTTAGATTGATTAGTTTTCTTTTTAAGGATGAGTAAGTATTCCAATTTGTAATATCTTCCTGCTCTCTTCCACAACTTTTACACCTAAAGTCTCCATAAGTTGTAGTGCACACTCCCCTGCAAGGAGAGCCAGACAAACTAGCTTCCCCTTGTATTGATGAGAGCCTTGCTGAATTTGCAAGACTCTTTTCTGAGTTAGTTTCCATCTTACAAATGAGAAAGAATTAATCTTTCTGGGCTAATTTTATAGAAAAAATGGTGTTTTGTATATCTTTTGTAATTAAAAGAATTAAAACGGAATATCAGTGTCTCCAAACTCTTCTACCGCCATTTCTTTTTGCTCTGTTTGTTGCTGCTTTATAGGGCTAAAAGAAAAACTCATTGCTGGTGATTTTTCACTAGCACCTGCTTTTCTAGTCCAAGCGTTTACAAACACATCTACTTTGATGCCTGTAATATCACCATTTCCATTTCTAATTAAATATTTTTCTATGTTATCAACAGTGTTGTAACCTTTAGGGTCATTATCTAAATTAGTTGTAGATAAAGTAATGTTAGCCCTGCCTTGATGTGTTGCAGAATTTTCATTCTTTTTATCCTTATTGCCCCATACAGAGCCCCTGTTTGTGTTGTCGAAAGTTTTAGTCATTTTTTACCTCTTATGTCTAAAGTTTCTTGTTTTCCTCTGCCTGAACATATCTTCCAATAATTGCTTTTAAACAAGAAGATATACTTCTTGCATAAAACTCATGGTCCATAGTTTCAGTAAGGTCCTTTAATGCGTTGTAATCTTTCTCAGAAATCCTTGAAAGAACAACTTTGTTTGTACTCTTTTGAGTATCTTGCATTTCTACTGCCATTTTTACTCCTCTATTAGTTTTGTATAGATTCTTGTGTCCCCTTCTTGTCTATATTTTTCAATAACCTCAAAGGGTATGTTTTCCTCCTTAACAAGATTAGAATAATTGACTCTGCCTTTGGCTTGTGTCATGTGGCATCTAACCTTTCCATTTTTAGTTAATGTTTCAAAGGAACCTTTATTTTCTGCAACCAGCTCTTTTGCTAGTTCTTTTTTTCTTTTTTCTAATTCGTCTTTCTTTGTAGATATTTCTGCTAAAGCAATTTGTATCTCTGCCAACTCTTCAGTTTTTTCTGTATTTTCTACTTCCTTATACTGAATACCAACTCCATCTCTATCTGCAGACCAAGATGAAATATATTTAGGGTCCTGACATGCTTTGTGATACCAATCTATAAATTCTTTTGCTTTAGGTATGTAGGTCTTAGCCCACTGTGGTTCTCTTTCTACCCATTCTTGATGGTATTCTGTATCGCTATACCATTGAAAAAACAACATCTCATCTAGGTCCATGCACTCCATGCCAAGCTGCATTTGATGCCAATAATTTCTTTTTTCTTCACGAACATTTGTACATGGTTTTGTTTGTGGACATTTAACTTCAACTGCAGACGTTTTGCCGTTCCTGCCTTTTACAAGCACACCATCTGGAGACATACCCATCCAATCATATTTAGGATGCACAACAAAAGATGGCTGCACTATTTGATAGCCTAACTTCTCTAATGTTTTCAAAGCTTTGGGTTCATTTTCTTTACCCATAGCTATTGCATAAAGTGCTCTTTGGTCAAACGGGTCCTGTGGGAGCTTCTTCCATTCTCTATACATGTCTCTACCCATTGCATCCCATTGGTCTCCTTTGAGCCAGATATGCTCTTTGACTGCTCCTGCAAACCTAGTCCCTGTAATTCTGTTGGTTCTTTGGTCGTGCCAAGCCTGTGAGCCTTGTACTATGTCAGACATTCTTCCTCCTCAGTAACAAAAGCATTCTCAAAATTTTCTATTACTTTAAGCTGTTCTTTTTCTGATAATTCAAAATAAATGCCGCCTTCATTCCAAAAAAATATTCCGTCTTCTAAAGTTCCGTGTTCCTTATGAATTAACTTTATTCTTGTAGGCAACTCTTCAAAGTATGACCAATTATCATGACCATATTTTAGTTGCGAGTAAGCTGATATATGTTTTTTTAATGTGTAATCAGTTTTTATCATTTAGCATTCTCCGTTTTTTTATTTTCAGATTTTAATTCTTCAACTTTATTTTTAATTACTTTTAAGGTTTCTTCATCCCCAGATAAAGTAGCTGCCTTAGTAAAATTTTCTATAATAGATTTGTATTCGCTTCTATGTGCTTGTTGTATCGCCTCAAAAAAAGCATCTCCAGAATTTTTTTCTGGTACAAATTCATTAGATTCTTCTTTTGGAGCAGCTGATTTATTTTCTGATTCATTGTATTCTTCTTCTGGCTCTCCCTCAGAAAACGGAACACAAAATGTCGAGAGCAAAGATGTTTTGAAAGCAAAACTTTTTGCTGCTTCTAAGTCTTTTCCTTGTTTAGATTTTGATTGACCAGCATACATGACATCAACATAGCTTCCATCTTCACATGACACAAACCTCAACGTGCCAGATATTTTGGTCATAGTCACCCCGCCATCAAAAACTTTTGTACTAATTTCTAAATTAGGCTGGATAGCGGTTAATATTTTATTTTGCCTGAGTGGTTTTGAAAATGACTCAATCACTTGGTCAATAGTTCTGTAGTCGTAGTTATTAAAACTATTATGACCTTCTTTTTTTATTCCTTCTTTGTGTACATATTCTTGTACATTTTGAAGGGCTTCATAGATTTTTGTTTTACTCATTTAGACCTCCGTAAAACACAATGATACAGAAAATTAGTTTGATTTCAAATAATTCTTTACTATTTTTTTTTGCTGTGGCAAAGTTCCTTTCAGAGGTCTAAATGTCACTTGAATACATAACTAAAGTCTTAACTGCTCAAGTAAATCCTACACAAAAATTAATCTTAATAGTTCTTGCTAATTATTCTGACGAATATGGAGAGTCATACCCTTCACATAAAAGACTTACTGAACTAACAGGGCTATCCTTGTCTGCAATAAAAGACAATCTCAAAAAACTTAGAGCCCAAGGATTTATAGATTGGGAACATAGAGTGAATGACAAAGCTGAATACACTAGCAATCTTTATAAAATCTTAGGTGGGTCGGGAGAAAACCTAGGTGGGTCGGGAGGTGGCTACAATACTAAAACATATACTAAAGAAATATATATATTAGATTTGGATGAGATTAATTCTATCTTCAAAGAAAAATGCGACAAAAGTTTTTATCAACACAGTGCCAACTCATTCAAGGCACAGCCCAGATACAAAGAGTTAAGAGAATTAGCTAGAAAAGGTTTGGTCTCGCCCAAAACGGGGGAGAAAATAAATTTGAACACAAAAGAATTTTGGAATAAATATTTTGAAATAGCCAACTCAGAAGGTCATAAAAAATGGATAAGGTCTTATTGGGATAAGAAGCCAAGCCTTATGACTATGCTGGGTATAAATCAATTTGAAGCAATCATTGAGAGGAGATACGGATGAAGTCTTTATACATAAAAGAAAATGCAAACTTAGAATTAGAAAGCAACGTAATTGGTGCCATGATTTTAGACAGTAAGTTTTTTATACAAGCACAAGATAGAGGATTGCAACCGTCTGATTTTACAGTCCTAGCTTTCCAAAAGACTTACGAAATTATGATTGAGAAACAAGGCATAGATATTGTTTCTTTACAGGACCATCTCAATAAAGAGATGTTTGAAAAGGTTAGATTAGCTACCGCTGAAGGCATTATTATTGATGACATTTCTTATTGGGTTTCTCTTATGCAAGATGCGACAGCAAATAGAAAGCTATTGCAGTTGGCAAAAAGAATTCCTGATATTGTTCATCAAGATATAAAAATTGAAGAAAAAATTAGCAAAATAAATGAGCATTTAATTGGAGATAGAATAACTAAGGCTACAGGTTCACCAAAAAAAATATCACAAATATTTAATAATGTTGAACATGAACTTACAAATGCAAACGAAATAAATAAAAATTTAATAAAGACAGGGTTCCAAACTTTAGATAATAAAATCAAAGGCTTTAGGTCGGGTGATTTAATAATTATTGCTGGAAGACCTGCGATGGGTAAAACTACTTTTGCTCTTAACATTGCAACAAATTCAGTCATACAAGGTAAGAATGTTTTGATTTTTAGTTTGGAAATGACAAACGAGCAGCTGTTGAAAAAGATTATTTCTGCACAAGCTGAACTATCTATGGATTCATTGCTAACAGGTGATTTAGATACTGAAGGTTGGTATAAATTTGGAGAGACTAAAAATTATTTTGAAGAAAAAAATATGTTTGTATATGACAAGTCTCCAATCACAATTGAAACGCTTGTTAATAAAACTAAAACATTACAAGCAGTCATGGATATTGACTTGATTGTTGTGGATTATTTACAGCTTCTTATGACATCAAACAAAGCACCAAGCAATTCAGATTCAAGAGCTTCATCAATAAGTTATATATCTAATTTACTGAAAGGGTTGGCTAAAGACATTGGCTGTCCTCTCATCAGTCTCTCCCAGCTATCACGGGGTGTAGAAGGAAGAACTGATAAGAGACCAATCCTTTCAGACCTTAGAGACTCAGGGTCAATAGAACAAGATGCTGACATGGTTATTATGCTTTATCGAGATGAATACTACGATTCATTGTCTAATGACACCGCAGAAATTATAATTAGAAAAAACAGATTAGGAGATTCTGGACAAGTAGATTTAGGTTTCAACGGAGCATATTCTAAGTTTCTTGACCCAGAGGAGGTGGCATTCGGGAGAATAGAAGAAGAGGGACCGATTTAATGGAGCATCAAGCAGAAAACTTTCATCAACAAATAAGAGATATTATTCCTGAATTAAAACAAGCAAGAATAAATGTTTTTCAAAAAGAAGTTTTACTTAAAAAAGTTTTTTATGTGGAGCTTGTCAAAGCAAAAGATGAAGGAGAAAGAAGTTACAACGCACAAAAAGCAAAAGCAGAATCAACAGAAGAATACTACGAAGCATCATTGGCTGTCGCTGTTGCAAAAGCTGAATACGATTCCTGTCAAGCTAAAATGAAAGCAGCAGATATGCAGTTTGAAGAGTGGCGGACAAAGATGGCAAACTTAAGGTCGGAGAGAAGCAGATATGGAGCTTGAAAAAAAAATAGACAAGATGTCAGTTCAAAACTTTCAGAACTTTGCACACAAGTTATGGATTGAGTGCAACGAGGAAAGAAAAAATTGGGGCGAAGCTAAAATTAGTTATATGGATTATGTAATAAATAATTTACAATTTTTATACGATGAGTATGAAAGGCAGAAGCCCAAACAAAGAAGAAAAGATTTGGATGTCTAAAATTATAGAACAAGGATGTATTGTTTGCAGATTAGAGCATGACGTTTATACACCAGCTGAGGTCCATCATATTGATGGCAAAGTTAAGCCAGAAGCACATCTTAAAACATTAAGTCTTTGCCCTAACCATCACCGCATGGGTTTTAACAATGAGCTTATTGTTTCAAGGCATCCTTACAAAGCTGAGTTCGTAAAACGCTACGGCACAGAGATAGAATTATTAAACAAACTGAAGGATTTAGTATGGAAGAGCTCAAGATATTAGTAATCTTATTAACATCATTGGTTGCCACTTTTGTTTATTTTTATATCATGAAGATTGAAGAGCTGTTGTTAATGTAATGCCAATTAAATATAAAAGAAGTCAAAAACGCAGAGATAAAAATACAGGAAAAATTTCCGTTGAACATTTTTATTTGAAAGCCTTAGATTTAAAAAAGTTAGAAGAAATATTTGACAATGAAAACACTACAAAAAAGTTAAAACAAAAAGTGAAAAACGAAATTGTCAAACGAAAAAAAACAAGCGTATAAATTTAAGCACACTAAAAGAGATGGTGAGCCAAACTTTCTTAACTATTCTTACGAAATAGCCTTGTTAAAAAGTCATGAAGAACGTATCAAATACATGTCTGATATAGATGAAAAGTATCATGATTCAGTGTATCTTACTTCTATGCAGATGGGATTAGCCAAGACAATCTCAAACTTGCCAACTCGGGAAGAAAGAAAAAAAGCTTGGCAAGAATTACCAGAACATAATATTACATTTAAAAATATGAAAGATATGGTTTATCATAGAATACTAAATATTTTTAAGGAGAAACAATGAAAGGTGTAAATCACTACAAAAAAGACGGAACTTTACATAAAGGAGGTACCCACAAAATGGCTGATGGTGTCCTGCATTCAGGAGCCACGCATACAGCAAAAAGTGTAAAGCTTTTTCATTACAATGAGCTTTCAAAAAAGGCAAAAGTAAAAGCTAGAACTTTCTGGGGTAAAAAATAATGGAAACCATTGGCTGGATTATTTTTATTGGTGGTTGTCTATGGGTGCTTAATGTTTATTTAAAAGTAAAACACATAGATTTACATGATAAAATTACTTTGTTAATACAAGATTATTGGGATAATCTAAGAAATTATTTTAAATGAAAAGAACAAAACAAATAAACCTGTGCCCGTAAAAAAGGGAGGGCTTGGAAGGAACATTTTAGTTCATTCTGGTCACGTTTACGGCTGCGGTAAATCAAGAAACAAATAAATAATTGAAGGTCTGTGTTTCTAAAATGAATAACAGATATGCCATCAATTGAACTTAGTGAATATTACATAGAACTTATTGGGTTTTTACTAACCCTGCTAGTAGGTTTATCAATTAAAGATTGGGCTACAAGCTTTATCAAAGGCTTGATGTTTCGCTTTGGCAGTTTGAAAGAAGGTGACAAAATAATTGTTGATGACAAAGAAGGAATGCTTGTCAAGATTGGTACCCAAGAAACAATTATTGCCTTGTACACAGACAAAGGTTTAGTTTGGAGATATGTTCCAAACACTCGCATCCCCATGTTAAACTTATCTAAGGTTGTTGATTCAGAATTACATCAAGATAGTAAGATTGAAAAGGCAACGCA